CCACTCTCTTTGATTATTATGTATCGGTGACTTCGGCCTCGATGATTTTTTCATCCTTCAGATTGGCAAGCTCGGCTCGGATCTCATCCAGGCTTAAAGATTTCTTCACTTCGATAGTCTGAGTAGGTTCACCTTCGTACTGGCGATGCTTGTCGATTAGAATGCCGGTAGCGATTGGTAGGACTCCTGATGGGATTTCATCGTCCTGGAGTTTAGTTATCAGACTTTCAACTGCAAGCTGGGTCGCTGTTCCGATTAATCCTCTAAGATGCTTTTTCGTATCTTTCAGTGTTTCCTGTTCTCGAGACTTGACGACTGCAACTGTATGGGCGGATATCTTACACTGCTTTGTAATACTTGTGATCGTGGAACCCTCTGCCAGCATCTGAACGCATTTAGCATAATCGTTAGGCCTCTTATCGAAAAGCTTCTGTCCGGTCCAAACTGCGGGACAGGCTTCCTCGACAACTAAATTAGCCGGAAGGTTCTCGGCTTTCTGATATGCTCTCGGTCTTTTTGTAGGCATGATTTTAATCGGTGTGGCATAATGATAATGAATTATCAATAAGGGATTTGGCAAGAACAATTAGACATAATCACTATTACACGAAATTAGTGTAAATATTAAGCCACTGATTATTAGTGCTTTATGTAAATGCTCTAGGATCGTGCAAGTTGTGTAATTTAATCGGTTAACCCCAACAGGGGGGGAGGGGGGTCGGATTTGGCGGCCCGCCGGTCACCGAGACCGATTGTGTCCCATAAAAAAATTTCCACCAATTGCGTACCACTCGCCCTCCAATCTGCTAAAATCGAACTATGCCTCTAACCTGGACACCGCACCCCGCCTTACCGCCTCTGACAAAATCAGAGATGCTGTCCATGTCCCCCGAATCAATCCTCGCATATTGGGAAAAGCGTGAGGAAGCGATCAAGCTCGAGAAGGATGATCCATACCGGCATGGCTTTGAACTGGATACTTGGAAGTTAGCGGATGAGCAGTTAAAGACTCACTCGGAAATTCTGCTTATGGGAGGGAATAGGGCTGGCAAGTCCGAGCTTTGTGCGAAGAGAGTGGTTCAGACTTTAGTCGAGAATCCAGGCACAATTATTTGGTGTTTAACGGAAACATCGGCAAATTCCATCCAATTTCAGCAGAAACTCGTATTTAAATACCTCCCAAAGGAGTTAAAATCGTTAGGCAGAGGTAAGGTCGGATATGTAATGTACAGCCTTCGTAATGGATTTACTGCCTCAAAGTTTACTTTGCCCAACCGGTCCGAGTGCATCTTTAGAAATTGGAGCCAGGACATCAGTACAATCGAAGGAGGAGAAATCGGATGTCCCTCTCCACCGGTAACCGGCACCCACAACATTGGATTTTGGGCTGACGAATTGGTGCCAATGTCGTGGGTGAATACGCTAAGATTTAGATGCGTAACAAGATCGCATGAGAGTCCACATGATGGAGTAGTTCGACCGGCAAGTGGATTAATTTCCTTCACCGCCGTTGACGGATGGAACTCTGTCGTAAAATCGATGCTCACCGGTGCCCGCACCATAGAGTCAACGAAAGCGGATCTATTAGACGGCGAAGAAGTCCCCCTCGTTCAACAGCCCATCCGCAAAGCCAGTTCTGTGGTTTATTTCCATACAGCGGCGAATCCCTTTGGCGGTTGGGCGGCGATGAAGAATCAATTAGAGGGGGAGAAGAGGGAGACTATTTTATGTCGGGCCTATGGAGTCCCCGTGAGGCAGTCTAGAGCAATTTTTCCAAATCTTACCGATAAAAACTTCGTAACATCGGACAAACTGCCCGATTTCTCGGAAGCAAATTGGGTATTATCCATCGATCCGGCGGGAGCAAAACCTTGGACAATGGTCCTCTTTGCAATCGATCCACATGGGGTAGCCTGGGCGGTTAAGGAGTTCCCTGACTTCGACACATGGGGAGGATGGATTGATCTGACAAAGGACAAGCTAAGTGCCGGCGAGGCGGCCCAACCGAACGGGTACGGCCTAGCGGATTATGCCGATGAGATTAGAAGGATGGAGAAGGTATGTGGTGAAAGTGAGGTCATCCGCATAATCGACCCTCGTTTGGGAGCGGCGAGCTATCAGAAGTCGGAAGGCAGTTCTAACATTATCGATGATTTAATGGATGAAGATATAATCGTTCAGCCGGCCGAAGCGTTAGACATCGAGACGGGATTACAGGCTATTAATAATTTACTCGCATGGGATCGGGAAAAGGAGATGGATTTGGATAATAAGCCTAAATTGATGTTTAGCGATGAGTGTCAAAATCTAATAAGTTGTATGCAAGCTTACCAACCAAGTGCTGGGCTAAAATGTCCGAGCAAAGATTTCGTAGATAATGCCAGGTATTTTTGCATCGGTAATTTCGAGTATTTCAGCGAGGACGAATTAATTTCAACAGGTGGAGGAGGGTATTAATTATGGGAAAAGTGAGAAAATATAGTGACTGCCAGCGTGACCAAGTGGTGATTCTGCGAAAAACAGGGATGTCATGGCCGAAGATCAGCAAGCAATTAGGCATCCCTCGTTCAACCTGTCGGGGGATATGGGTAGAGGATTCGGATAGTAAAGTGGGTTTACCTTCCCCACCGGCAAAGCAGATAGAAAAGGCTAGGGTGCTTAAACTCGTCCCCAATCCCCGCCTTATGCTCATTCATTTTGATGATCGGGAAGGGATTGCGAGGTGCGTTAAGAGACCAGGAGCCAATCACCCTCCAAAATCGGAAATTTATGTCAAAAAAGTCGAGGGAGACGATGATTTGTATCGAATCGCCTGAGCAGACGGAGAAGCGGATTGATCTGATGTTGAGGGAAATGGTGGTAGAGGAGGGCTTGGCGGCATTTGAGGCGGGAAGAGATCCGAGGAGTCATACTTTACAAGAGATAGCTGACTTTAGCGGGGTTGGTTTTGAGACGATGAGACGGATCGAAAAAAGAGCCCTGAGTAATTTAAAAAAAATAATGTTAGAATTGGAGATTAAAAATGGAAATACAGGAATTTAGCGAAAAAGGACCCGATGTAGATGCCATCAAAAAGGAGTTTGAAGATGCGAAAGCAGACTTGAGCTTTTGGATGGATAAAGCGGAACAGGGTAGGGAGTGTCGATTTAACGAGTGGGCTGGCAAAGATGAAAGCGGAAAGAAGAACGGACCGGAAGCATTTCCTTGGGACGGGAGCTCCGATCTCGAGCCAAACCTGGTTAACCCGTTGATTGATGGGGATGTAGCCTTACTTAGTCAGTCACTCAGCCAAGCCAACCTCGTAGCCGCTCCCGTAGAAAGTTCCGACATTGGCAGTGCGAAGATGGTAAGCGAATTTCTTAAATGGCGGATGAACTCAATGACGGAACTTCCTCGGGAAGCCGCTATAGGAGCGAACTATTTACTGCAAAATGGTATCACTTTTTTCGGCACTTACTGGAAGCGTGAAACCACAAGAGTATTCAAGGATATTAGCCTCGAAGAGATTGCTCAAATGAGTCCCGAGCTTGCAATGGCCATCCAAGATCCCGAGATGAAGGAGGGAGTTGAAGAGATGTTATTCCCGTTATTTCCTAATCTGAAAAAGAGACGGGTTCGGAAGATGATTAACGAACTTCGCAATAAAGGAGTATCGAAAGTCCCGACTGAAAAAGCTGTTGTAAATCGTCCAGCAATTAAGGCTTATGAACTGGGCAGAGAAATAATCATCGACTCTAATGTAATCGATTTGGAGTCTGCCAGGAGCATTCACTGCATTCACTATTACAGCCCCGAGGCTCTCATGCAAAAAGTCAATGAGGGATGGGATAAAAAGTGGATTGAGGAGGTACTTGAGAACAGTAAGGGTTTTTATGCACCTGAGAGTTATAGTTCTGATTTAATGTCTTACGATACCGGTAATTTTTATGGCACACAGGATTATGAAGGCATGGTCCGAGTTATTACAACATATCGTAAGGAATTAGATGAAGACGATGTACCTATTTGCACGATTACCTGTTGGGCAGATGAGGCCGAAGGGCATGGTTTTCATAGTCCGATGGAATATGATGAGGGCAGATATCCATTTGTCTGCATAACTAGGGAGAACCTAAATCACCGCCTACTTGATTCCCGAGGTTACCCCGAGCTTTTAAAGAGTTATCAAATCGCAGTTAAGACCGAGATGGATGCCCGGCGAGACCGCGCCTCGATGAGTACCTTGCCACCCGTGGAACATTTAGCTGGCCGCCGTCCCGAGAGGATAGGCCCAGGAGCAACCTTGGCAGTCCGCCGAAGGGGAGAAGTTGGTTTCATGGAGATCCCGAGGTATTCGCAAGCCTCGATGGAAGTCGAGATGCAAATCAGACAACTCGCCAACAAGATAACCGGTCGGGCAACATCGCCCGAGGATGCAGTTGAAGCAAACAGCATTCGCCAGCACTTGGTTAATCAGTGGCTAAATGGATTCAAACAGATTTTAAATCGGGTTTGGTGCTTGGATCGGACTTACGGCGGTCCACAAATTTGGTTTCGGGTAACAAATAATGAACAGGGTGCGATGCTCATGCTCGATGAGACTGCCGAGGTTTATGATTTTAATATCACATGGAACTCGATGAATCAGGACGAGGAAAAGGTTCTTCAGAAGCTTGATACAGTTGGTAAATTAATGTCAACTTACGATCGGTCCGGCCAAGCTCGCTACGATGTATATCTTCGTAAAGTTTTGGAAGCAATCGATCCAAATCTTGCCGGCCAACTGATCGCACCAGCAGAAGAGTCAACGGATAAGGAGATTCAAGAAACTTCTGCTGATATCGCCAAGATCGCATCGGGTCAGGTTGTAAATGCTCCGCAACAAGGAGTAAATTCAAACCTTCGTTTGCAAGTTCTTCAATCTTACTTACAAGGAACTCCCGAAGTGCCAGCAACCGATGTTCAACAAAGGATGCAAGAGGATGAGAACTTTGCAAAGAGACTTCAAACATATGCGGGTCAGCTAGAGATGATGCAAACCCAGCAAAAGAACGCAATCGTTGGGGCTTTAGGTACTGCCCCCGGCAATGTACCAGGCACATC